CGTCTTATTGTGCTAGATCTAAAGGTCAAATGAAAATGCACAGTATTAACTGCAGTAAAACACCTGAAAAAAGAATTTGCGCAGCAAGAAGGAGATGGAAATGTTAGAACATATAATAGGAACCTGCGGGGAGGCTCATGTGAACTTAACACATATAGTTTTTACTGCATTAATAATTTTAGCTTATGGAATCAAGAGGTCTAGGCGATACAGTAGAAAAAATCACTAAAGCTACAGGAATTAAAACTGTAGTCGATAAAGTGTCTGGAGGTTTGAACATACCCTGCGGATGCCAGCATCGTAAAGAAAAATTAAACAAAATGTTTCCTTATAAAAAATAAAACGATGGGATATAACAAACCAATTACAGCGAGAATTCAACATTCCACAAATAAGGGAATGAAAGTGCAAGAGCCTCTTTTGGATTTAGGATCTGCAGTAAAGAAAGCAGAAATAGATTACAGCGCAGACTCTAGTTTAATGAGCGGTGTTGAAAACAGTAAATTTGTAGATGTAGGCAAGAGTGTAAAAGAAAGCGTGGACGAAGAGTCTACGACATCTCCTGGTAAAAACTATAAAAAAGGATATTACGGTAAATAATGAAAAAAATATGGGAATGGCTTACCGGTGGAGTTATTAAAGAAGTCGGCGATGTCATTGATAAATTAACTACAACTAAAGAAGAAAAATTAGAAGCTCAGCGATTAATAACTGAGATACTAGAGAAAGCGGATAAAGAAGCGCAAGAGCAAGTAACAGCAAGATGGGAAGCGGATATGAATTCAGATTCGTTTTTGTCTAAAAACATAAGACCTATGGTTCTTATATATTTGACTGTTATATTTACAGTGCTATGTTTTTTTGATGGTAATATAGGAGAGTTTAAAATAGCTGAAGACTATATACCAATTTTTCAATCTTTATTAATAACAGTCTACGGGGCGTATTTTGTTGGGCGTACCTGGGAAAAAGCAAAGAAATCCAGCAATAACAATTAAATTAAATTAAATGGCAAAAGAAGTAAATTTAGTACCTGAAAAGTTAACAGCAGAAGAACTAGAAGTTCTAACAAACATTATTAAACAGTTAAATAGTGTTCAATCGCAGATTGGTGGATTAGAATTACAAAAGCATGAGCTGCTACATACATTTGCTCAAGTTAAAACAAAGCTTGATGAGCAACAAAAAGAGTTGCAAGATAAGTATGGGGACAAGGTAATTGATATTAATACCGGCGAATTACGTGAACTTGCTAAGGAAGATTAGTATAGGAAAGGACTATAAAAATGACGCCATGCACTACTCTGTTGGTCAGGAAGTGTATGGTGGTCATACCATAGTTAATATTATAGAAGAAGAAGAAAAGTATTCTATCTATATTCAAAAAGGTAGCGACGTAATACCTTGGAAAGATTTCAATAAAAATATGGCAATAGCCATAGAGTATAATATTGATTACTAATGAAAGGCGTTTTTGATTTTGTTATTATACCTAAAGAAGATAGGTATAACAATACAAAAACAATAGATGGCAAAGAATTAATACTTAATACAGAATTACAAAACCATAATTTTGTTTCAAGAATAGGTATTGTTATGGCTACGCCAGCAGCCAATCTGACGGGTATACGTAAAGGTGATGAAGTTATACTACACCACAATGTGTTCCGCAGGTTTCGAGATATTAGAGGTGAAGAAAAAAATAGCAGGAGTTATTATAAAGACAATATGTATTTTGTTTCACCCGATCAAATATTTGCGTACAAGCGTATATATAAGTGGATCCCGCTAGATGGGTTTAACTTTGTTAAGCCACTAAAAGAAAATAAAATGTTTTCAATCAACTTTGAAAAACCATTAATAGGGGTGCTTAAATATAAAGACCCTAGTTTAAAAAGTGTTAAAGAAGGTGATCTTGTAGGCTTTAGGCCTGGCGCAGAGTACGAATTTATTATAAATAAAGAAAAATTATATCGTGTTCCAACAAATTTAATTACAATCAAATATGAATATCAAGGAGACGAAGAAGAATATAATCCAAGCTGGGCAAATAGCGGTTGAGGAATTAATTAAAGTAGCTAAAGAGCCTATAGTTGATTCTGATGATGACATATCAGCTGATAGGTTGAAGAACGCTGCAGCTACAAAAAAGTTAGCTATATTTGATGCGTTTGAAATATTAACACGTATTCAAGAAGAAGAGGCTATACTTGAAAATAAACCTGTAGAGGAAGAAAAGAAAAAAGCTTTTTCGGGGTTTGCAGAAAGACGATCTAAGTAATGTACGAGCAAACTTTATATAGCATAATAACACCCATAAAGCAAACCACAATATCTAGGTTAAATAAAAGCAAAAAATGGAGTTATGGTTATAACAAAGAGCATGATATTATTGTTATAAGCAAAACCGGCCAAATAGGTGACATATATCAAATACAAAATTTAAAGATAGCATTACCTAAAACTCCAGCTAAAATAAATAAATCAAATGACAAATGGGTTGTTGAGGAATTTCCAAAAGAATTAAAACAAATACAAAGTGTTTTTGATTGGCGCGATTATCCTGACGACTTTAAAGAAAAATGGGAACCATATATAGATGAACAATTCAGACGCCGCGAAGAAGGCCATTGGTTCAATAATAAGGGTGTGGGTACTTACGTTACTGGCACTCACTTTATGTACTTGCAATGGTCTAAAATTGACGTTGGGCACCCAGAATTTAGGGAAGCCAACAGATTATTCTTCATCTTTTGGGAAGCTTGCAAAGCAGACCAGAGATGCTACGGCATGTGTTACCTCAAAAATAGACGTTCAGGATTTTCATTCATGGCAAGTGGTGAGACCGTTAACATGGCTACAATATCAAGCGATGCGCGATTCGGAATATTATCAAAGTCCGGTTCTGACGCTAAAAAAATGTTTACAGACAAGGTAGTACCGATATCTGTAAACTATCCATTTTTCTTTAAACCAATACAAGACGGTATGGACCGTCCGAAAACAGAGCTAGCGTATAGAATACCAGCTTCAAGGCTTACAAGGAAATCAATACAAAACAAACAGGATCAAGAGTTGTTAGAAGGATTAGATACAACTATTGACTGGAAAAATACAGGTGATAACAGTTATGATGGTGAAAAACTAAAACTGTTAGTGCACGATGAAAGCGGTAAGTGGGAAAAGCCAGATAACATATTGAATAACTGGCGTGTAACAAAAACTACATTAAGATTAGGTAGTAGAGTTATAGGTAAATGTATGATGGGATCAACGTCAAACGCGCTAGACAAAGGCGGGGAAAACTTTAAAAAGCTTTACAATGACTCAGACGTTACAAAAAGAAACCGCAATGGACAAACTAAGTCAGGATTATATTCTTTGTTCATACCTATGGAATGGAATTACGAGGGATTCATTGATTCTTATGGAATGCCTGTATTCGAAACCCCATCAGCAGATTGCATTGGCCCACACGGAGACGTTATCGAAGTCGGGGTCATTGAACACTGGGATAATGAGGTTGAAGGATTAAAAGGCGACCAGGATGCTTTAAATGAGTTTTATAGGCAGTTCCCGCGTACTGAGGAGCATGCGTTTCGTGATGAAACTAAAAATAGTATATTTAACTTAGTGAAAATATACGAACAAATAGATTATAACGAAGATTTAAAAAGCTCAGGCGTTATAACAACAGGTAGCTTTAATTGGGAGCATGGCGTTAAAGATTCTAAAGTAATGTTTAGCCCAAACCCCCATGGTAGATTTAAAGTTTCTTGGGTCCCTAAGGTTGCATTACAAAATAAACAGGTAATTAAAAATGGTATAAAGTATCCAGGCAATGAGCACATAGGTGCTTTTGGGTGTGATAGCTACGATATATCAGGGACTACAGACGGACAAGGTTCTAAAGGATCTTTGCATGGGCTAACGACTTTTAGCATGGAAGATGCTCCGCCAAACACATTTTTTTTAGAATATGTGGCCAGGCCTCAAACAGCTGAAATGTTTTTTGAAGATGTGCTTATGGCTTTAGTGTTTTACGGAATGCCATTGCTTTGTGAAAATAACAAACCTCGATTGCTTTATTACTTAAAGCGAAGAGGCTATAGGGGTTACTCTATGAATAGACCAGACAAGTTATATAACAAGCTTTCGGTCGCAGAAAAAGAAATAGGCGGTATACCTAACTCCTCTGAAGATATTAAGCAAGCGCACGCCGCTGCTATCGAAACATATATACAAAGCCACGTTGGTGTTAAAGAAGACGGTGAGTACGGAACAATGTACTTTAACCGCACTTTAAACGATTGGGCTAAGTTCGATATAAACAAAAGAACAAAATTTGATGCGGCTATTAGTTCAGGGTTAGCGATAATGGCATGCAATCGGCACTTATATAGGCCTAACCCAAGAGTTGAGAAACCAAAGTTAAATTTAAGTATTGCAAGATACAAAAACACCGGTGGAATATCGGAAATAATAAAATAAAGTATGGCTGAGTCAGTTATAAATAGTTTTTTTCCAAGCCAAGTTGCTAGCGACCAAGAAAAAATGTCGCCTGAATATGGCTTAAGAGTCGGTAGGGCAATTCAAGACGAATGGTTCAAATCAGATTCTGGTACTAATAGATATAAAAGTAATCAAAATACATTTCATCAATTAAGATTATATTCTAGAGGAGAACAATCAATACAAAAATATAAAGATGAATTATCTATTAACGGTGATTTATCATATTTAAATATAGATTGGAAGCCTGTACCAATTATACCTAAGTTTGTTGATATTGTTGTAAATGGTATTTCAGAAAGAGCTTTTGATATAAAAGCATATTCGCAAGATCCATATGGCGTTGCAAAACGTACAGAATATTTAGCTAGCATAATCAGAGATATTCAAACAAAAGAATTAAATGAGTTTGCTAAAGAAAACTTTGGTGTTAATTTATACGAAAACCAACCTGAAACTTTACCAGAAACGCAAGAAGAGTTAGATGTGCATATGCAGCTAACTTATAAGCAAGCGGTAGAGATTGCGGAAGAGCAAGCCATAAATGTATTACTAAATGGCAATAATTATGATTTAACAAAAAAGCGAGTAATATATGATTTAACCACTATAGGTATTGGCGCTGTTAAAAATAGATTTAGTAAGTCAGAAGGTGTTGTAATTGATTATGTTGATCCTGCTAATTTAGTCTGGTCATATACGGATTCACCTTATTTTGATGATATATATTATTGTGGTGAGGTTAGAAACGTACCTATTAACGAGATTAAGAAACAGTTTCCCGATTTAACAGATGAAGACTTAAAAAGAATATCCGAACAAGGTTATCAAAATAACGGGTTTTACGATAGAACGCTTTCTAATTATAATGAAACGGATTCTAATACAGTTCAAGTATTGTATTTTAATTACAAAACATACATGAACGAAGTATATAAAATTAAAGAGACCGCTACGGGAGCGTCTAAAGTTTTATTAAGGGACGATACATTTGATCCACCAGTTGAAGTACTAGAGCAACAGTATGGCAAACTGTCAAGATCTATTGAGGTATTATACGAGGGTGTTTTAATATTAGGCACTGATTATTTATTACAATGGGAGCTTGCCAAAAATATGATGCGCCCAAAAAGCGATAGCTCAAAAGTGTTATTGAATTATAGCATTAATGCGCCTAGAATATACAAAGGTAAAATTGAATCATTAGTTGCTCGTATTACCGGCTTTGCCGACATGATTCAGTTAACACATTTAAAATTGCAGCAATTGCTATCACGAATGGTGCCAGATGGCGTTTATTTAGATGCAGACGGTTTGGCTGAAATTGATTTAGGTAATGGTACAAATTATAACCCGCAGGAAGCATTAAATATGTTTTTCCAAACAGGTTCTGTAATTGGTAGATCATTTACGCAAGATGGGGATATGAACCCAGGTAAAATACCTATTCAAGAAATTACAAGCGGCAGCGGTGGTAATAAGCTGGGAGCCTTAATAAATACCTACAACTATTATTTGCAAATGATCCGCGATGTGACCGGATTAAACGAAGCAAGAGATGGCAGTATGCCCGACAGCAAGGCTTTAGTGGGTATACAAAAAATAGCCGCAGCAAATAGTAACACAGCTACAAGGCATATACTAGAGGGTGGCTTAAATATAACAGCTCATTTAGCTGAATGTTTATCGTTAAGAGTGTCTGATATTATAGAGTATTCTCCAGCTAGAGAAGCTTTTATACAAAAGATAGGAGCCCATAATGTGGCTACCTTGTCTGAAATGAATAATTTACACTTGCATGATTTTGGTATATTCTTAACACTTATGCCAGACGAAGAAGAAAAACAAATGCTTGAAAACAACATACAAACAGCATTGTCAGCAGGTTTAATAGACTTAGATGACGCTATAGATATACGTCAAGTACAAAATTTAAAATTAGCTAATCAGCTATTAAAAATTAAGCGCAAGAAAAAACAAGAGCGAGATCAAGCTATTCAACAGCAAAACATGCAAGCGCAAGCACAAGCAAATGCTCAATCCCAACAAGTGGCAGCACAAGCCGAAGTACAAAAGCAAGCGGCTATAACGCAACAAAAAGCGCAACTAAAGCAATTAGAAGGGCAGCTAGATTTACAAAAGTTGGAAGCAGAAGTTGAAGCAAAGAAAGCTTTAATGGCGCAGGAGTTTGATTATAACATGCAACTCAAAGGCATGGAAACTGAACTATACAAGCAGCGTGAAAGCAAAAAAGAAGATCGTAAAGATGATCGCTCAAAGATGGAAGCATCTCAGCAAAGTGAATTAATTGAGCAAAGAAAAAACAATACACCACCAAAAAACTTCGAATCCGGCGGAAACGATATAATTGGCGGAGGGTTTGACTTAGGAACCTTTGAACCTAAGTAATAATAGTAATGTACAATTATATAATATTTTATCATGTCAGAAAACCAAGAAGAGGTTCTTGAAGTACAAGAAGATACGCAAGAACAAACTACTAATGAAACAGAGGTAGTTGAAGAAAAACCAGACACTGGCGCATCAGTCGCTGAAGATGGTACAATAAAATTAGATTTAGGTAAACTTAATAATCCACAAGAAGATGCCGTTCAAGAGCAAAGCGCAGATGACGGCAATGCTATTGTCGGAGAATCCGAAAACACGTCAGACAGCCAAGGAGTGGTTGAAGAAGTACGGGGAGCCGAAGAAGCGCCGCTAGAAGAAATAGTCGATGATGCGGTAGTGGAAGAGCCCATTGCTACAGTAGAGGAGCTTACTGAGCAAGTCGAACAGGCTGTAGTAGAAGCTGACGCTGGTATTGATTTGCCAGAAAATATTCAAAAAGTTGTTGACTTTATGAATGATACAGGTGGAAGCCTGGATGATTATGTAAAACTAAATACTGATTATTCTAAATTAAACGAAGCGCAGCTAATTCGTGAGTTTTACGAAACAACCAAGCCGCATTTAGACAAAGAAGATATTGATATTCTTATGGAAGACTTTTCATATGATGAAGAGTTAGATGAACCAAGGGATATTAGAAAAGCTAAAATAGCCTTTAAAGAAGAAGCTGCTAAAGCTAAAAAACATCTTGAAAGCTTAAAAAGCAAATATTACGAAAATATTAAAGCTGGATCTAATTTAACACAGGACCAGCAAAAGGCAGTTGAATTTTTCAACCGCTATAATAAAGAAAATGAGGAGGTCACTAAAATGGCTGAATCGCAAAAGAAAATATTTTTAACTGAAACCGAAAACGTTTTTAATGAGAATTTCAAAGGTTTTGATTATTCTGTTGGGGACAAGAAGTATAGGTTTAAAATTAAAAATACTGGAGATGTAAAGAAAACTCAAAGCGACATTAATAATTTTGTCAAGAAGTTCTTGAACGATAAAAATGAAATGTCAGACGCTAAGGGTTATCATAAGTCTTTATTCACAGCTATGAATGCTGATGCAATTGCAAACCACTTTTACGAGCAAGGCAAAGCCGATGCAGTGAAAGATAGCATGACTCGAACCAAAAATGTTGATATGGACCCTAGACGGGGACACGAAAAAGTAACAACACAAAATGGTTGGACAATACGCGCGGTTGAAAGCGATGCAGTAAGCACGAGTAGTTTTAAAGTTAAAAAACGAAAATAATAACCATTAAAAATTTATAAAATGGCTGGATCTTTTACCGGGAGCCCAACGGGGCTCGCACATTTAACACCACGACCTATTAAGGGATTGTTTGGAGACAACTACCTTTCTGTCGCGGACTTAGACTTCACGCAACAATTTTTGCCTGAGGTATATGAGAAAGAAGTAGAGCGATATGGAAATCGTACTATTTCTGGATTTTTACGTATGGTAGGCGCTGAAATGCCTATGGCTTCTGACGTAATTACTTGGTCAGAACAAGGACGTTTACACATTGCTTATGATGATGTTGCTGTAGCAGACACTACAACTTTGACATTCCCTGCAGGTCACTTGATCGGAAAAGGAATGACACTTGTTGTATCTAAAGGCTTTACAACGCAAAAAGCATATGTACAAGACGTAGTGGGACAGGCTGTAACTGTAGATACTTATGGCGACGCATCAGGATTAACTATCACTGGAGGCGACGTAAAAGTATTTGTTTACGGTTCTGAGTACGCTAAAGGAACTGAAAAAGCTGGTAATTCAATTGATGCTTCTTTCACAACTTTCAACAACAAACCAATTATCTTGCGTGACAAGTATAATGTAAACGGTTCTGATGTTGCTCAAATTGGTTGGGTAGAAGTAACTACTGAAGCTGGAACTTCTGGTTACCTTTGGTACTTAAAGTCTGAGCACGAAGCTCGTATCCGTTTCGAAGATCAACTTGAAATGGCTATGGTTGAAGCAGAAAAATCAACAGATGGTGCAGGTAATGTACGTGATATTACTGCTGCTGCTGGATTTGGCGGTGGTACAAACGTAACTGGATCTGAAGGTCTATTTGCTGCTCTTGAAGAAAGAGGATTAGTTTATACTGATGCTGACTTCGGGGCTGCTGCAGGCGCAGGTCTTGCTGACTTTGACACTATTTTGGCTGAGCTAGACAAGCAAGGATCAATCGAAGAAAACATGCTTTTCCTAGATCGCGGTACTTCACTAGCTATTGACAATATGTTGGCTGCTCAAAATTCTTATGGAGCTGGAGGTACATCTTACGGTGTATTTGACAATTCAGAAGATATGGCGCTTAACCTAGGTTTCTCAGGATTCCGTAGAGGTTCTTACGATTTCTATAAAACTGACTGGAAATATCTAAACGATTCTACAACTCGTGGATTAGTTGCAGATGTTGAAGGTGTACTAGTTCCTGCTGGTACTTCTACAGTTTACGATCAGCAACTCGGAAAGAACATCTCACGTCCATTCCTACACATCCGCTACAGAGCTTCTGAAGCTGATGACCGTAGAATGAAGTCTTGGGTGACTGGATCAGTAGGAGGTAACTATACTTCTGACGCTGACGAAATGAACGTACACTTCTTATCTGAAAGAG